ATCGTTGGAAACTTTCAGGGTCATTTCATTGATAGCCGTGTTTGCAAACTCCCTCACAACAGCGTGTTCAAGTCGCAGAGAGTGAACTCCCTTGGGTGCCGCATTACCTGCATACATTCTGTCCCACTTGTCGATAGATCTTATCATGCTGTCCGTCACGGCGATATCAATACCGTAAACGCCCTTTATATCTGACTTTGAAAGCATTCTGCTTATCCACTCCCTTATTTTTGAAATAATGCCCATAGCTTACTGACCCCGCCTTTTCCATACTCTTTCCATTGCATACCGAACGGCGTCGATAACGTGGTCATTGCCGTCGGGATAGCCGCTTATAACGTTGCCCTCTTTATCTCTGTCATACTCGCAGTTGATGAACTCCTCGCAAGCCACAGGACAACGCTTGTTATCTATAACGATACTTCGCAGAGATTGCAGCCACTTATATGAATACTCCCTGCTGTTAGGACCTTTCTCTGCACCTCTCGCAAGCAAGCCGTATGCTCTGTAATCCTCAACAGACTTATTCTCTGCACTGTCGCAGGTGATAAGATCGTTTGCTGTGATACCAAGCTCCAGCAAATGCTTTGCGGTATCAACATTCTTTGTTTTGTTGCAGATGTACTCCTGCCATATGAACAGCGTGTGTTGAGCAGGAGCGTAATGCACCCTGACAAAAGCGTAAAGGTCGGGATACCAGCCCCAGTCAACGCCGTTATAGATATTATCG